CTGGGATCAAATGCACAAGTTTATTCTTGAGCACGGAGAACCTGCACTGTTGGACAAGCGCCTAAACCAGAAGAACATGAAAGAATTTCTTGAGTCGAATCCTGATTTGTTGCCGAAAGGTCTTAACTCAAACTCCACATACACTATATCCGTTAGAAGGAAGTAACCATGACACCCGCATTAGTTTCAATTAGAGAAGTCGCTCAACACTTTATGGTATCTGAACGCCTAATCCGTAACTGGATGAAGCAGGGGCGCATCCCAAAGAATACTTATGTCCACATAGGGCAGACTTATAGGTATGACTTGAATGCCGTATCGCAAGCACTACTTAGTGACTTAGACGAAGATGCACCTGACAAAACATGGGATGAAGTAAGCCCAGAAGATGATCGGGTCGAAGTCCCTGCCTTGGATGCAGACGAAGATTACTGATGGCTAGTAACATTAAAAGAATTGGTATTAAGGGTAAGAAGTTTGGTGGTATACCTACCGAAGGGCTAGATACTCTTGAGTGCATCATCATCGGCGTTGCTTATACGTCTAGGATGTATTATAAAAATGAGTACGACCCCGATAAAGTAGTTGCACCGACTTGTTGGTCTAACGATACCGAATACCCTGCTTTAGACGTACCAGACACCCAACGGCAGTCTGGACGTTGCTTAGATTGTGTTCAAAATATTAGAGGTTCTGGGAAAAACTCTGGGCGCGCATGTCGTTTTGTGCAGCGTTTGGCAGTCGTTTTAAAGGATGATCTGGAAACAGTTTATCAGTTACAACTACCCCCGACTTCTATTTATGGGGACGCAGTAAAAGGGGAAATGCCCCTACGTGCTTATGCACGGTACCTTGAGGCGCGTGAGACGCCTTTCATCGCTGTTATATCGAAGATTTATTTTGACGAAAACAGTGATACACCAAAACTCTTCTTCAGACCGATACGTCCGTTAGAAGAGCAGGAGCTAGAGACTGTCAAAAAGATGCAGGATCACGAAGATACTATTAACGCAATGACTAAAATTGTTGCGCCGATAGAAGATCGGAGTGTTTCCCCATTCGATGAGGTTGACGGTTTTAAATTAAATGACTAAATGTTTGGAGAAACATATATGAACTACCTTATAAAAGGTGTTGAAGTACTATACCCACGTATCAATAAGACCTACCGTTTTGATAATGCGGAGAACAGAAGTGTTCCGTGTGACCCATTTGATGACGGTGCCTCTTACTCGATGCAGTTTAAGATGGATGATAAACAGGCTAAAGAACTTATGGGCGCTATGGCGGCTGCATACGCTGAGAAGCGCGAGGCTAAATGGCCTGAGAAGATCCCCATGCCTTTCAAGAAGACTGATGACGGTATGTTTATTGGTAAAGCCACGTTGAAAGGGGCGTACGGTAAGGATGCTACCAGTAAGCCTAAGCAATATGACGCAGGTAACAAAGAGTTGGATGAGGATTTCGCGCTGACTACCGGCAGCATTGGTAACATTGCGGTCGTTCTTTTCCCATACAACATGCGAGAGGCAGGGGTATCCCTACGGTTGCGAGCCGTGCAAGTTACCAAGTACGTGCCACTGCAAGCGTCATCCCCGTTTGATGCAGTGGAAGGCTTCACCGTTGACGAGGAGGTAAGTCCTTTTGCAGACGTTACCCAGTCTGCCCCGGTGACAGCCGACGAAGTTGATGTAGTAGAAGTTGATGAAGAAGATGTCGAAGAACCTGTAAAAGAGCCGAAGAAAGTGGCGAAGGTGAAGTCGGCAGCACCGAAAGAAGCGGCAGATTTGAGTGCACTTGTTGATGGATGGGACGATTAGTCCTAATTAATTTGGGTGTCTTCTAGAAGAAGCCCATTCCTAAAACAATACCCACGGCTAGACTAGTCGAAGAGGGCGTAGTAATGCCCCTGCCGTGGTGTCGCTCGGATCTACGCTTATGGATACAACAACATTTTTAAAGGAGGTTCTATCGAGCAGTGGGCTATATTGTATTTTTGCGTCCAACAGTTCCAAAGATAAAAGAAGCCAACAGTTTTATGGTTCCATAGACCAATTAGTAAGTGCCGCTAATAACTTAGATGATGAAGACTACGATGTTTATTTTGCTTTAGCTACGTTCAACGAAGGCAAGTCGCGCAAGGTCGATAACGTAAAGCATCTTAAATCTTTCTTCCTAGATCTTGATTGCGGCCCATCCAAAGAATTCGTTTCGCAAACAGAAGCCGTGCAAGCACTAAAGCAGTTCTGTAAGACTTACTCGTTACCACGTCCCACCATCATTAATTCTGGTAGGGGTGTGCATGTATATTGGCCGCTCAAAGAGGCAGTGTGCCTAGATGACTGGCTACCTGTAGCAGAACGCCTTAAGGCTCTTTGCGCTCGAAGTAATTTCCCTGCCGACCCTGCGGTTACATCGGATGCTGCACGGGTCTTGCGTGTACCCCAAACACATAACTACAAGCCTGACACCCCTGTAGCAGTGGGCTTTATAGGGCCAACGGTTTCGGCGTTAGTTGACTTCGACAAGTTCTCGGACCTTGTAGGTGGAGACTTGATACCAGTTCCTAACAAAAGAATAGAAGCCCCTAGTGCGACGATGCTCGCTGCGCTGGGAAACCAAGAGTATAAGTTCAAGCACATCTTACAGAAATCAAACGAAGGCGCAGGGTGCGTCCAGATCTATAACGCCCTAAAGAACCAGAACGGCGTCTCAGAACCTATATGGCGTGGGGTGTTATCAATCCTTAAAGCGTGCAGCGATGGTAGTCGAGCGAAGGCTCACAAGATATCCAGCGGGTACGAAGGCTATAACCCCGAAGAAACGGATGCCAAGTGGGATAACTTAACGTCTGACAAACGATATACGTGCAACAAGTTTGAGGAAGAGAACCCTGAAGCGTGTTTGGCTTGCCCTAATCGGGGTAAGTTACGTAGCCCATTGCACGTCGGGAAGACGCTACGAGAGGCTACTGAAGAAGATAACGTAGTACATGTCCCTGCGTTAGACCTACCTAATGCACCTGTTAACACGTACGTAATCCCGAAATACCCCTTCCCGTACGTACGGGGTGCAAGTGGTGGGGTGTATGTACGCAACAAGAATGCAGATGGCGATATAGAAGAGAAGCAGATATACCACAACGATGTCTATGTGGTGCAGCGCATAGTAGACGTGGAGATAGGGGAAGCGGTGGTAATGCGCTTACACCTACCAAAAGACGGCGTTAGGGAGTTTACAGTACCCCTGACAGCGGTAACGTCAAAAGAGGAGTTTCGCAAACAGATGTCAATGCGGGGGGTTGCAATACCCAACATAGATGACTTGATGCGGTACGTAACAATATGGATTAACGAACTACAGGCAACCGAAATGGCAGATAAAGCACATAGACAGTTTGGGTGGACAGACGATACAGCATCCACTTTTATTCTGGGCAACCAGAAAATACGTAAAGACACGATTGAATTCAACCCACCATCAGCGCAGACAGCCGGTATGTTCCCTGCGTTTCAACCCAAGGGTACGCTTGAAGAATGGAAGGCGTTGATGGAATTCTATAACAGACCGGGATTTGAACTGCACCAGTACGTAGTATGTGCAGGGTTCGGGTCAATCCTTATGGAGTTCATGGGCGGTATCGCGTGTTCGGCCATTCACCTACATAGTAAGGAGTCTGGTCTAGGTAAAACAACTGCGATGAAAGCAGCGGCATCTATATGGGGTGACCCTGAAGAGCTGATCTTAGATGATCGTGATACGCACAATAGTAAGATGAACCGTTCAGAAGTACTACACAACCTACCGTTGTTCATTGATGAGCTGACTAACGCGACACCGAAACAGTTGAGTGAGTTGGCGTACCAGTTTACTTCAGGGAAGCAGCGGGGTCGTATGGTCAGTGGTAGTAACGCTGAACGGATACGTGGTGAGTCATGGAGTCTTATGGCAGTGACCAGTGGTAACACCAGCGTTATAGAACGTATACGTCTGGCTAAAGAGAATCCAAGTGCAGAGGCGCAGCGGATACTAGAAGTTCGGGTTGACAGGCTATTCCAAAGCCCTGACAGTAAAGCAGAGACGGACGTATTTGCGGCCAACATTGAAAAGTGTTATGGGCACGCTGGGCCTATTTACGTGCAGCACATAATTAATAATTTAGACCAAGCGAAACAGTTAATAGGGAGCGTGCAGCCTAAAGTTGACAAAGAAGCAGGGTTAACGTCAGCAAATCGTTTTTGGTCGGCAGGTCCAACGCTTGCATTGTCTGGTGGGATACTGGCTAAGAAACTTGGGCTAATTCAGTATGATATGCCGGGGATACATCGTTGGATCATAAAAGTACTACAAGACAACAAAGATAAGAGCAAAGATATGGCGGTTTCCATAGAGCAAACTCTAAACGAGTACATCAATGAGCATTACGATAACATCTTAAGGATAAAAAGTACGAGTGATTTGCGTAAGCAAGACGGTACTGTACTGGACTCTTTGATCCAACCTGAGACGGTGCCTAGGAATAAACTAGTGGCCCGATACGAGACCGACATCAAGAAATTATACCTTGTGCCGAAACCGTTCCGTATGTGGTGCGGCGAACAGCAGATAAATTACTCGGCGTTCGTACAAGAGATGATGGATAAACTCAAGGCCAAGAAGATGAAGATGCGTTTGGGCAAGGGCACCCACTTTAGGATGCCACCTACAGACGTACTGGTCGTTCAATTTGCCGAGGAAGCCGATGAGTCGGGGAGTTCTGAGAACGTATGACCTATGCCCTGACGGGGTACGGATCGTAGTGGAATGGAGTGCGATGGCAGTAGGTACATCTATTTTTGTACCCTGCATCAACACTGCAAAAGCAATAGCGGAAGCTAAAACAATAACCGCAGGTAAAGGTTGGGATATAGAGGTTCAGGTAGGGGTTGTAGGTGATAAATGGGGAGTTTGTATATGGCGCGTTCTATGATATATTGGCACGGACAGCGCGTCCCCTTCTCGCAAACAACGTGCTGTCGTCCTCCTGCTCTAAGAAGCACCCCCCTCTTCGGAGGGGGTATCTTAACTCCTGCCCTAGGAGTATCTAATGGAAGCAACTAAAAACGAATTATTACTTGCGTGGATGACGTTGGTTAAACTGCGTGACAGTAACGTGCTAGATGCAGGTGACGATCAGATTATACTGAGCGCCCTACGAATACTTGACGAAGAACAATCGCACACGGAGACCTAGGTTATATCCCTAGGTCGCTCATAAGGTCTGGGGTATCGTCCCATCCAGCCGCTTGCGCTTTTAGTTTAGCCGCGAGCCTAGGACTTAACGTAACGCCGTAGTGCATTTTAGAAGTTGTTTTCATGTGTTGTCGCATAGACCGTTTGATCGTGTCCGGTGTTATGCTGACTTCAGGGTGCCGTTTGTTGAAGTCCACAAGATCTTCCATTGTGCGGTCAACCGCTCCCCCGTTACCTTGACGTATGCTGATGTAGTACTTACGTAATATTCTGGTTCTTTCTTCATTTATTGCGCGGTCTACTTTCTTGAGAGAAGCATTCTGTTGCAACTGTCGGGTGTATTCCGCAGGCGCGAACCCCATGAATTGGGCAGCAATATGGCCGGGGCTGATGTCTTCTGCAATAAGATCTCCGCGTAGAGTCTTTGGCCCCTCGTTCGCAAAGCGTACGCTTTTAAACCCATTCCGTATGGCGGCTGGCATGGCAGCTTCTACACCACGTAACACCTCACCTCTACCCCATAGGTCATACCCACGTTCTAGTTGCAGCAGTGACCCTAACACTGGGCCTCCTATCTGCTCCGCAGCGGTAAAGAATATACTTTGATCCTTCTCGATTAGTCGGTCACGGAATATTAGGTTAGACAGACCCATTCTGCTGGCAACGTCTACCTTAAATACATAGTTGATCGCACCACCGTACGGGCCTTCTCCCAACTGGCAGCCTGATAGAGGAAACTGTCATA